CTTTATCATCTATCATTATAGTTTTCATAATTTTCCCTTACTTTTCTGTACGATAAGTATCTATTACTTTATCTATTATATTAAAGTTTAATGCTTCTTGAGGTGACAACCATACATCGGTTGGACCTAGAAGGTGTTTTCTTATTTCTTTCTCACGTAAACCAGTACACTCTTGATAGTGTTCTACCATCCAATCAGAAGTAAACTCAAAGGATTTTACACGACCATAAAGCTCATGTTCTTTACCTTGAGAACCTGCCGCATACTGGTGTGACATAAGCTGTGCAGTCCTAGATGCATAACGAGTAACTCCCGCCATAAGTGTAAGGATACCGCAAGATGCCGCCATACCAGAAGCCATAGTATCTACTGGGACTTCAGAAGTATTCATAGCATCAATGAGTGTTAAACACGAATCAATACGACCACCCGGAGAGTTAATCATAAGAGTAATTCTCTCTGGACGTAGTTCTTCTTCCATTAAGTTATACTCAAAGATTTGATGAACTATTGGCATAATAGTTTCCATCTCAAACTTACAAGTAAGCATAAGTATGCCATTCTCTCTCATGTAAGTTCCCGGAGGCATTAATACTGGTGGTGCCGGAAGTTCCTCTTCCTTAACCTTTTTCTTCTTAACAGGAGCTTTCTTTTTAGGAGCTTTCTTTTCAGCATTATCTAAATTTAGATTCCATAGTTGTGCCATATTTATTCCTTACTTAAGTTTTGCTTCGAACTCACGAAGACGTTTATATACTGATAATAATTCGATAATAGTAGACCATGATTTAAATAAGTACATCATAGAACCTTCTACTTTACCAAAGGCACGTAGTATTTGTTGCATAACACCAAGGGTAATAGCTCCCGATACGATAGCCGGAGCTAATACAATATAACCTACAAGTACGTTGGCTTGTAAGCAAGCTAAGCGTGCTACGTTGAACCATGCATAACGAGCATAGTTAGTGTAGTGAATCTTACGAACATCATTAAAGACTTCGTTAAGGGTCTTTGGACGAACCGTTGAGTCGTCTTCCGCTTTGACTAATAATTTACGATAGGCCGCTTCTCTAGCTTGGATGTCATATTCAACATTAACCAAACGTAGGAGCTTTCCCGCAATTAATAGTACTAAGGTAATCCCTGCTGACCAGATGATAGCAGACGCAACCAGACCATACTCCCACTCTCCGAAGAAAGCAACAACAAGTCCAGAAGATAATCCCATAAGTATTGGGAAGAAGGCAATAAGTACCATGATGCTTTCTACAAAAGAAACACCAAGACCTTCCATTATTCTAGAGAACTTAATAGTGTCCTCTTGAACACGTTGAGCCGCACCTTCGATACCTCTAGCCTTCTGAAACAAGGCATGGTATTTATCAACCATAGAAGTTCTCCAACGGAACAACCAGTGTTGAGTAAAGAAGGATACTGACAAGGCTACAGCGATATATACGAAGGCAATCTTAGCAAAAGCAAACAACTCGCCATAGTATTGCGACATAGTTATAGTGTCTTCACCGGATAGTGCCTGTTGTATCATGTCATAGAAAGAGCCAAACCATTCATTGATTTTAACGTCTAGTTGTACTTGATACCATAAAGTTGAAATAATAAACAGTGAACCTACATAGGCCCAAAGAAACCATTTCCTTTGTTTAAAAAAGTCAAACATATTATTTAATCTCCCCTAATTCTCTCAAAGGTATTACATTGTCTACTTCCCATATAACACGTTTACTCTTTTCCCCTTTACCTTTTGCTCCGGAAAGTCTCGGTTTAGCACCTGTTTCTTTCATCTTTTTAGCTTCTTCTAAGGCTTTGGCAGTGTCTCTGTCATATTCGATTTTGTATAGTCTGTGACCTCTTTCTTCTTGATAGAGCCAGACAAGTATGTAATCGCCTTCAACTGTGTGATGCTGATAGTCTACTTTTAATGGTGGAGTTCTTTCTATTGGCGCACCAAGGTTTTCATAGTAATAAAACCCTGCTACACCGAAATAAACTATTGTTAAAGGTAACGCTAAAAGCTTGATTATATTGGATAATTCTGATTTATAACCAAAGAAAGCAATCACTAAAGAGATTACAAATCCTAGGCAAATTAATGTTATCATGGGAACCCCACTGAATAATTAGCTTTTATTTTCTGTTGAATATTTGTATTTATATCTGTTATAACTCCTTTTGTTACACGGAAACTAACAGCAGTCTTTTCTTGTTTAGGCCAGTCTATTAATAGCTCACCTTCAAAGATTACATTATAAGGTTGTATCTCAAGCACTCTAACATTTATAGGGAAATTCTTTTCACTAAATTGTGCAGAGAACATATGTACATTTACAACATATTCACCATCAGGTAAATCTGTCATGTTTATAACTTCATAATTTCTTTTAACAACTTTTTCTACACCGTTTATCTCATAAGTGTCATTGGTTTTCCCTAAGTCGTCTCTAGACAAGGTTACATAACCGCTTTCCCTGTGTGCATAACCTACAAGAGAATTAGGTGATGAAGCCCATAAGTCCATATCCCACTTGCTTTCCTTATCCCAACGCATTTCAATCATCAATTTAACAGGTGGTTCTACAACCCCTTTCTTGGCGATTGGGTTAATCATTAAAAAAGCTATTATAAACAAGCAAGTAAAGCCAATTAACAAGTTAAACAATAAATCAACAAAAGCTAAGTTTGATGAATATTTCTTCATGTTAGCTCTCCAATATAACGAGTTGATACTTCATTATAATCGAAGAAGATAGACCTACAAGAGATGTTAGTAGTGCAGTACCCATACCATTAGCTAAAGTCTCAATAGCAACTCTCATAGAGTCTGTATTAGAAACATCTAAGCCTTGGAATGTGCTGTAAAGAACCATTAAGAACCCTAACAACGTACCTACCATACCTATGGATAGAACTACATCAGACAAGAACCACATAGTGTCGCTAGCTTCTTTTATAATCCGTGTACTCTTGTATAATACAGAAATTGTAAATAAAGTTAATATTATTAGATTAATAAACGATATATAGGTGAAGTCATTTTCAAGTATAAACAAATGAGTATCCATATACACTCCGAATATACCTGCAACTATCATTAATACAAAGATAGTCCATATTTTCCAAAACTTAATCATAGTTGTATACCTCTTTCGGTAAAGAATAAATAACCCGCTACTACTTCGCTTGACCATATCATCCCAAAGATTTCTTTATTACTAAACTCGTCATTAACGCTTTCAAACATTCTGTAATAAGATACATTATCTACTACTACAAAGAACACATCAGGTTTACCAAGGTAATGTATGGCTCTGATTACTTGGTCAGAAATTCCCATATCTTTGTAAAACAGAGTATCAGTCACCCCTTGTTTTTGTCCAGAAACAAAAGCCTCTGTACCATCCGCTATGGGGTCTGGTAAATAAGCAGGGTGAAACCCAACAAGACCTTCTACATTGACTACTGTTGCACCTATTACGGTTGCGGCACAGGCAGACATACACCTATTACCTTTAGCAACAAAAGCATTAAGTTTTAAATCTCTCATAACGTAAGAAGAGGCAATACCTTCAAAGGCAGAACCACCTGATGAAGAGAACATTACTGTCTTTAACTGGCTTTCAGTTGCGATATTGTGTAGTCTTTCTGCACTTCCTTTTGTATAATCCCCTTCAAAGAATATAACTTCTTCTCCAGATTCTAATGTCTTTAATGATAAAGTTTCTGCCGAAATCACACTAGCTGATAACGCGGTTATAATTACTAGTAAATATTTTAGCATTATTTTTCCTTTCGGTTAAATTGAGGCAGTTTTGAGACATGCCGAGGTCTAAGGTATTATAAGATTTCACATGCTCCGGCACTACATGCCAAAGTCTGCGCACCTTCAGTGTTGTCCTCTACTTCGAATTCAGGAAGTTTAGAGAAGTCTACTTCAGGGAAGTCTGCAACAGCTTTAAGGAACTCACCCTTAGAGATGTCTTGGTACGGTGCTTGAGCGTAAGTGTGCTCAGAGTAAGGTAAGAATGATACACCAGTGATGTAGTCAAAGTTATCGTATACCCATGCACCAACATTCATCCACTCATCTTCCTTAACATAGACAGTAACACTCACAGAATGTTCTGACCAATGCTTTTGGAATAGCTTCCAGTTCTCAAGTTGTTCAATAGCTGATTGTTCGTTAGCTAGTGTAGCACCTTCAGGTGACTTGATAGGGAAAGAGAAGACAGTAGTCTTGTTAGGATTCATAGCATCTGGCTCGTTAGGAACTCCTTGGTCTTTAAGAAGGTCTGTTAACGGGTCATTGTTTGCTTGTCTTACTGTTCTGATATAGTAAGGGCTAAATCTGCCGTGTATTCCTGATGATGAGTCCACCAACTGAGACACAGTACCACTAGGCTTAATAGTAGTGATAGCGGTAGCGGGTTTAATATTAAGCTTTTCAGAATACTCCATATTGATTTTAATAGATTCATCACGTAGTCTTTCTAACATTTGTGGGTCTGGGTTTCGTAGTATCTTACAGTCTTGAATACCTGTTAAGGACACACCTAGTAGGCGCTCTTCTTCACAGTTCTTCTGCCATACTTTACGTACATATTTAAAGTCTGTAAGTGAAGCTTGTAGTGTACCTAATATAGTAGCTAACTTAATCTTACGAGCTAAGTCTTCTTCTGTATCATCTACACGACATACAACTTCTGATAGGTTACATAGCTGTCCGTCACGTAACTGAATCTCAGCACAAGGGTTTGTACCTTTAATTAATTCAGCATTACGACGTTCTGGCGCTAAGTTGTGTGCGCCATATCTAGAGTAAATACCACGTTCACCTGAACCAGATTTCATTAGGGCAACCCACTCGTCCATGAATACAGCCATAGAAGGTTTTGTATCATAAGCGGCAGAGTTGTTAGCTAATGCTCTTTGTGCATCACGTTCCCACCAAGCGCCTGACTTACAGTCACGTACTTCTGGGTCTAGTAAGTCTGATACTGAGATGAGCGCAGAGCGTCTAACGCCTCCAACGACTACAACTTCAGCAATCTTACACACTAGGTCGTGTACTTCGATAGGTCGTAATTTACGCCCACCCGCTTTATTAAATGTCATAGTGACAAAGTCAAATAGTTCCATAAGCGGTTGTGGACCAGAAGCCCTTCCACCCATAGTCTTTAAACGTGCGCCTTCTGGACGTACTTTAGAGTAATCCCACTCGTGGATATTTCCTAAGTACAAGTCAGCGATTAGTTTACGTAAAGCTTTTGCCCAACCTTCTGCGCTATCTTCAACAGTAATAGTGCGGTCAGTCTTTACGAAATTGTCATTAACAATAGGTAATTTATTTACTTCTGCAGTCTCACAAGAGAAACCAACACCAGTACCTGACATTAAGATATATAGTATCTCGTCAAACACTCGTGGGTGGTTTACTTGTTTAAAGCTACAGTTATAACCACGGAAAGGGTTCTGTGCTAATGCTTCTCCGGCACTCCACATTGCCCTCATTGATGGCATTACTTCTCTGTTTAATACAGCAGAGCGTAACTGTTTAAATTCATCTTTAGTTAAGACGTTGTCACTGATTTGGTTTTTCCAGAAACTTATCAATCTGTCTACAGTCTCTTCCCAAGTCTCACGACGATTCTCTGTGTCTAGATACCTTGAGTAACGAGAAAGATGGATGAATGATTCGTATGCGTTCATATTATTAGTCCTCTTTATTTTCTTTAAGTTCAATTACTTCTTCGATTAGTGTTGAGAGATTATGACGCTTATCTAAGTCTACATCAAATTCCTCTAACGCATATTCTTCTAATTCATCTTTCGACATATCTTCTAAATTTTCTTCATAGTCATCTTCTGAGACTATTTCTACACAGCCACCTTTTTGGTCTATTTCCCAGTATTCAAGCATAAATTCTTTTTCATAGTCTTTAAACTTTTGAAGTTGTGAAATAAATATTTCTAGGTGTTCTCTGCTTCTTATAATTTTCTTTATAAAATGCTCATAATAGTCTTTTGCACGTATTAATTCAGGTTTTATTTTCATTAGTGAAAGTCCTCTTTCTTTGATTCTAGCATAGTGTTACATGCATAGTATAGTTGTAGGTTTAAGGGGTCTGTAGGGTCTTCTTCATATTCTTGCCTAATTCCCTCCAAGAATTTTTGTATTGTAGGAGACAAGGGTGAAACATCAGCCTTACCTTCATACAGTAATTGGAGTATTACAGATACATAAATAAGCTCATTGTCTGTCATATTCATAGTCACACCCTCTGGAATTGTGTCCCATCATCGTTTCCGGAATCTTCTTCGAACTCTCCTCCTTTAGCGAGTCTACCAGTTGAAAAGTTATAAAGCAGTGTTCCTGATGGGCCTGTAAGACCAGTATAACGACATTTGAGGACTTTTGTTTTAATTGTGTTTCTTTCAAGTTCATTTTCGCTTCCCGCATTTCTAGCAAAGGCGATAATGTCCATGCTTATTTGTTTAATTGAACCAGAGCCACGGATATCATCCATAGATGGTAGTTTACCTTCTTCGAAAGACCTACCCTTGTTATCAGTTTTACGTAGGTGACTTATCAAGCCAATCCACACGTTATACTTTTTAGCAAGACGTAACAGGTCATTCATTATTTTATCGATGGCTTCGTTTCCTGTAAGCCCTTCAGCACCTTCTGAAGCCAAGATTGTAATGTGGTCAACAAAGACATACTTAGCACCAGACAAGCACATATACTCAAGGAAGTCCATAATAGAACCGTCGCTAATACTACCTTGATGGTCCAGTACAAGTACTCTATCATCCCCGAAAAGTTGGTCATAACCGATTTTAAGTTCATCAAGCGGAATCTCCTCTGCCGCAGGGTTTCTGTTTAAGGCCATACCACTCATCTTACGAGCAGTCTCAGCCGGTGATTCTTCGAGAGAAACAATACCTATCTTGTCTTCTGTTTCTTGTAACAAGTGTACTGCTATCTCTCGTAGTAGTGTTGATTTACCTGAACCTGTACCTGAAGTCCATAAAGTGATTTCTCCGGCTCTCATTCCTTTAAGTTTAGAGTTTAAGCCGACCATAGTATCTGGGTAAGGTACTGACTCTAGGTCATTGTAAGTTGCTAGTTGTGTCCACAAATCTTCTTTAGTAAGAATACCTGCGGGTGTATAGTCTGTAGAATCATAGATTGTTTTTAGAAGTTTATCAGGTTCTTTAATCCATAAGTCTGAAGCATCTTTTTCGGTTGACTTAGCAATCTTTACTTTGTCATAACCGATAATACGAGCCGCTTCTTTGGTTGCCTCTCTTCCCGCTTCATCGTTATCAAACCACAATACAACTTCATCGAAGTTTCTAATCCAGTCTCTTTCTTCTACTAAGTCTTTTAGTGAAGAAGCAGAACGGACAGATACAACAGGGTAAAATGTCTTGTAACGTTTATACCATGCTGATTGTACAGCCATAGCGTCAAGTTCACCTTCTGTTATAACTAATCGTTTGCCTCCATTATAGAGTTGCTGACCAAACAAGCCGCCTTTCACTTTACCAATAGAGGTAAACTTCTTAGGTAGTTGTCTTACTTTATAGCCAGACAATTCGTTGTTAATGTGGTAAGGGTAGTAATGACTATCTATAACACCGTCAGTGTCATATCCAACCTTAACCCCGTAATGTTGAGCAACTTGTTTATATACGTTTCTTTCTCTGAAACCTCTTGATTGATATTCTGTTTCTACTTCTGTAAGACTTGGACCCCACGTATCAACTGTGGAGAAACCATCTTCTGTAATAGTATTCATAGGCTTCTCCTGTTTGTTGCCTTGTTGTGATGTCCTACAAGAAAAGCAGAACGTCGAATCATCTTCATAAACTTGTTTAGCATCAGAACTACCACAAGCACTACATGGTTGATTTTTTGTAACAATTCTACCCATATTATCTCCTTAGTATTTTTTCATCAATGATTTGATATACTTACGAGTTTTTTCGGTAACGGCTTCTTTAGGAACAAACCTAATAGCCGCTATCTGCCTATTATAGAAACGTGGAGTTTTACCGTCAGGTAGATATTCAGTCATTGATTCTGACATCATTTGACAATAAGCTTCTCCGTAATATAGACCACCTTTGGTTTTGTACACGTCTACTATTTCAAATGTAAACTTGTCGTGACCGTATTTGGCTATATCTTTCTTTAAATGGACAGAAGAGCCTGTATAGGTTCTCCAAGTCATTTCTTTACCGTAAGTTTTAGATTTCTTTTTACCACCGTGAAAGAATTGTTTCTTACCCCAGTAATATTGGTCTGTTGTTTGGTTGTGTATACAATATAAGAATCCGAAAGCTTTACTAGGGTTAATTTTAACCGAAGTCTTCCAATGACCCAGTTCAGCCTTTAATAGCGGCTTCGTATACTTCCCTTTTAATGACGAAGTGGTCATTTATATGCCTCCATATATGTAGCAGTTTGCCATTAAGTAACATAAAGTCTAGACCTTCACAGCCATAAACCTTATTATATTCTCGACATATTATTGCTATGCGTTCATCTTTTGATTTAGCACCTTCTAAAAGCTTTTCAGCTTTCTTTGGACCTATGCCTGCTATGCCGGGAATGTTATCAACAGAATCCCCCATCAACAACTGTTTCCAATAGAAGTAATCAGCCCATTCTTGTTCTATTTGATAGATTTGTTTTGTTCTTGGGTTATAGTGTGTACCCGGAATACAATCTAAATCTTTATCAATAGTTACTACACAATGTTGCATATCCACCCTAGCGGCTTCTAATGCCCATATACGGACCATATCGTCAGCTTCACAGTTGTCTGTAAGAATACAGCCATCATAAGCTTCCATGGTCCAAGACTTCAAATCATCAAACCAATCAGGTTTACTAGATTTCGACTTTACACGACTAGCAGAACGTTTATATTCTGGATACAAGTCAATGCGATAGTTATCAGGGCCACCCATAGCCATGACGTAGTCTTCAGTAAATAAGCTATTTAGAACATCTCTAAATGTAGTATTAAATTTTTCCTTACCTTCTCTTAAAGTATCTGAACCCCATACACTCATGTATAAGAGAACATCACCATCTATTATTGCTAATGTCATTAAAAACCCTTTCATTAGGTCATAAGGGGACCCCATTTTATCCCCTTGTTTTTATTGCTTTTTAATTCCCTAGATTAAAAGGAATAGAGACCTCCTTATAGAATCCGTGGGCATCAAAATGTTTTTGATTGTCTCTTTTACTAAGCTTTTCTATTACGTCCTTCATTACTTCTTCTAGAGAGTAATTCCTAGATTGAGCAATAGCGCAGATGTACCAAAGAACGTCACCTATCTCGTCTAGTATCTCTGCGGTACACTCCATATTCTTTCGAGTTTCTTTTACCCTAGACTGCATTACTTCACCAACTTCTGAGGCCAG